CTCGTAATCTGAAATTTTCCCATCATTATCAAGATCACTTTTTTCAGCATCGAATTCCGCTTCACCGCCATCTTTCATTTCAACTATAGTTTGACCAGGGAACAACTTATCAAATGGATCTTTTTTTCTTTCTAATTCTTCGATCATCATATCTATTTGTAACATTCTTTTTTTGTATTCATTGGTGTCAAGTACACCCATAGAATCAAGATTGCCTAGTCTGACTTTTTCTTCTTGTAATTCTTTTATTCTGGATTGGTTCATTTTCTTGCGCCTCCTCCTCGGCCTCTGCCTCTCATCACATTACTGGGTACACCCATAAATGGGGCGATCCCTTGATTATTTGCTGCCACCGTTGGTCTTGGTTTAGGTACATTAAACCCTGAAACCAATTCATATTCAACATTAGGATCAGGTGCTACTCTCTCTGGTATGGTACTGAATGGATCGTTGGCAGGTGACATCGCACCACCAAATCCTATTCTTGATTGTAAGTCTGCTAAAGCTCTTGCTGTTTCTTCGCGTGTAAGTTTTGGCTTGGGTACGCCATATTTTTCCATATATTCTCTTTGACGCATCGCATCAAATTCTGCTTGTCTGGCTTCTCGATCTATATCGTATTGACCAGATTCTGTATATGCGTCTCTGCCAGATTCAAAAGAAGAACCTGCCGCACCATATAAAGTATTCATTGCTGATCCTTTATCTCTTGCTATTCCAGCCGTCATAGCTGCATTATCCGCTGCTCCCTTGGCTGCTTTGGCGTTTCTGACTAAATTTGCGAGTGCAGTCTTGGTATCTGTATCGCCAGACGCTGCTCTTGCGTTTACTATATTTATTAAGTCGCCTACGGTTACTTGTTCTTTAGGTGCGCCTTTTGCCATCGCTGCAACTAACGCTCCACCTACAGGTGCAGATGTTTCTACAGGGGCGGTTTGTATTGGTGGATTCAGCTTGTCTAGTACGGCTCTACCCAATCTTGATAGGATTTGTCCTTTCAGTCCGAATATTCCTAGATTTGCAGCTTTCTCTACGCCTGAACCTATTGTTTTTGCTACACCCCCTAAAGATGGTAAACCGCCTCCACCTGTACCACCAACGGATACTGGCATACTGCCAGATATGGCTATTGGCGAATCAAGTCCCATACTTCTGCTGGTCATACTGTCAGTCGGATTGGAAATTCTATTTGGAATTCCTGGGTTAAAAGGAGTCACCCTTACTGGTCTTTCTCTTATTGGGGTGGGGGACTCAATTGTTGGAAATACTGGTGAAATTTCTGGGGGGCTAGGAGTCCCTGCCGTTAAAACTTCTTCAGGGACTGGAGCGTTTATAAAAGAGGAAGGCTGTCCTGAAACTACAGAGGCTAAAGAATCTTGTATATCTGTAGAAGTGGGTGCTTCAGATACCGACAAGGGGGGGACTTCTCCAAGATAAGTTAGCAGATCTGTCTCTCTAGCATCCAGGACAGCTATTTGATCTTGCAAACTTTTTATTTTATTAAAATCATTTTCGATCAGAGCTAATTGTAGCTGATCTTGTAATTGTTGTTTGGATAAAGTTACCTCGTCAATATCACTCAATTGCTGATTTATTGCAGCTTGAGAAATATTTATTGGTTTTCCTACAGCAGAACCTACTTCTGGTAAGCCTAAGAAACTGTAGTCTGTATCGAATAAACCGTTTGCCATATAAATTCCTTAAAAGAGTTACAGGCAAGGAAAAAAGTTAAACAATATTGGAGAAAGTTGAACAAAACAAAAATCCTCACCTGTAACTACTCAAAAGTATAAAGACATATCGTTGATCCTACAAGGAAAAAATGGATTGTTGAGATACCTTTGATTGAATATGTGTTTTATTGTCAAGTCACAAAACTATAAGTACCTAATCCGATTTGGGGTGGTGGCCTATATCCGACTGCTCCGACTTTCCGATTTTCCTGGGCTAATAGAGTCCCTATATCTCAGATGCTGACCTCTAAAATAAATACAATTATTTATCAAATGAGTGTATACAAGATGTCACCATATGTTATAATTAAATCTCATTCAAACAATATAGGAGAAAGAAATGAGTGAAGTTCAACAAGAAAAAGAGCAAACCCAAGCAGAAATCCTTCTGTTTAAACTACAATTTATGGGCTTGATGATGGCATCAGGTAGACAAGAAGATGTTGACGAATTATATGTTGATGCCCAAAGAATCTGCAAGGAAATGATAAAACAAGGTCTATAAACCAAACCAAGTCCCCCTCATTCCGAGGGGGCAATTCTGCCTTATAGGAGGGGCAAAGATATGCAATTACTTACAATTAAAAATGCTAAGAAATTACTCAAGAAAGATGAAACTTATAGAATAGGTTATAACGCACTTAATCAAGGCGAATTTGCTTACGACCATCTAGGATTTAAAACAAAAAACCCAAGCTATAAAGTATTACCGCCATTTTTAGAAACTGCTAAAACCTTATACCTGAATGGTATCGTAAATTGGATAGATGTAGATATGGAAGAACAAAAGACTAATTTCAGATTTGCTGCTATTCATAAACTTGATGGTGGCTTTAACCCAAACAACGAGATTGATTTAAGGTTTGGTTGGGGTGCTTTTACCGCTTGGAATGGCGAACCACTTTGGTTGCTTGATGATTATGAAACTGTTAATCAAATAGCAGAACAAGCAATCAACGAAGCGATGCTTCCTAGAATTTATTGAGCATATCAAGCGCATCCCCTGGGGTGCGCTTTATTATGTTTAATAAAATGGAGAAAATAAGATGTATATAGGTAAACGATTCAAAAGTGGCGCGGCTGCGTATAGCGCGTATCCATCAATCAAGGCATTTAACGCTAGTAAATTAAACAGCAGTTTTATTCAGCCTGGTGATTCTTTCATAGTGTTTAAGAGTAAATCTGATATTGGCGTGGGCAATTGGAAAAACTACACTTGGGACGGCTCTAAGTTAGTTAAAGATGCAGCCGCAGATAAATCACTCCAAGATGAAATTTGGAGCAAGCAGTTAGGTTGTTGAGCATATCAAGCGCATCCCCTGGGGTGCGCTTTATTATGTTTAATAAATAGGAGTAAGTAAGATGACAAATGAAGAAAATTTAGAAACGCATGTTAATAACTTATTATTACATGTTCAAATGGCTGAAGAGTCAAAAGAGAATCTTTGTAGAATGGTTGTTGGAATTCACGCTAAAATGATAAAACATTATTTTGATTGTATTGATAATCAAATTACAGCTAAAGAGTAATTACCCAGGATTTCAGGGTTGGCGGTTATCCTTGGTTCTCCTATATTAAACTGAAAAACCGCCATTCTATTCAAATACGGCTCATTTATTGGGCCGTTTTTTTATCTCAAATAACTTTGGCAACTCCATACATCAGACTAGGCAACTCTCAGGCCAACATTTTATATCGATATACAGCCTTTCTATATATATCTCATCTATCATATCTAGGGGCGCAGCCGAACTTTTTTCCAGACCTTAATAATAAGACCCGACCCGACAGCCCGACTGATTTATATATATCTATCAATCATCATATATAAGAGCGTGATTAAATGCGCTAATCATCTAATAAATAAGACCCGACCCGACCCAAAAAAAAACCCCCATTATTGGGGGTTTCAATTTCGGGGTGGTGGTTTAGATTAAGCGCATTCTAAATAATCTTGAATTTGATATTCGTCCATATAAAAACTAAAGAATGACTCACAATTAATTTCAAATAATTTGTAATCAGTATATCCACCCCTTACATCAGCACCATTATGAATAGATAACGCGATTACATCACAATCGTAAGTATCACCCACGCTTATAACTTGTAATACCTGACTAAGGCTAGATTCAACATTGTATGTGTTAGTGTAATGAACTAGGTTCATATCATCATTAGCGTAATTTTTAGCCATATATTCTTCTATTGTATCCATACTTGAAATACATCTACCATCAGGATTATCTCTATAGCTATATGGGTCTTCACTTATCCATTCTATTAAATGGTCAGTTTCATTTTCTAGGTATTTCAAAGAATTAACTAAATGGTGAAATACTGATATTTCAGCGTATTTATATTTGCCATCATTCTCAATTGTTATATGTGGCTCATTCTTGAAGTCATCAATAGATTTTAATTGATTGCGTTGCCAATTGCGTCCACTACCGCCACCGCTATCTAGCATATGCGTTCCAGTAGATTCAGTTAGCATATCGTATATTACTTGTTCAATATCCATTATTTCACCCCCTTTAAAATATCGGCAACTTGTTTTGCTTGCTCAATAGTCATATTATTAATTGGATCTGTATTTATAAAAGAGCCATCTTGCCACGCTTTAAGGTTGCGAACATCATCTAATTGAACTGGCTGATTATTTTGTAAGTGTTGGCTTACTTCGTTTTTGTCTTTCATTTTTATTTCCTATATTGATTAATTGAACCTTTATTATACAACGATAATAAACAAATTGTCTACTTAGATTATATATATATATAACTCAAGTTTTTTAGATCTAAAATTTTATAGGCCTCTTTTTTTATATATAAATCTATCTATCAGTCACTATCTATCTGTCGGTCTGTCGGTTTTGTCGGATTCTAATTATTAACCCGACACCCGACAAAACCCGACACCCGACAATATCTCAATATCATCATCTATCTATATATATCTATCATCATCTATATTCATATATAAGAGATAACCCGACACCCGACACTTAAAGATGAACCCGACACCCGACAATTTCGTTTCTGTAGATGTAGAGCCAGACGAGGTGAGATAAATGCTATTTTTTATATGTATTCCTATTATATAGAATAAATAATTAACTAATATGACTACATTTTGTTTACAAATAATGTATAATAAAACTTCAATAGCAATAAATTAGGAGATACAAAAATGGGTAATAGAGCGGTTATTACAATCAAAGAAGAAAACACACCAAAAGAAGATTGGAGATCAGTCTATCTTCATTGGAATGGTGGCAGAGATAGCGTAGAGCCAATCATTCATGTAGCAAAGTTATATGGGATTCGGTGCAATGCTGACCCAAGTTACGCAATCGCAAGACTCACTCAATTAATAGGAAATTCACTAGGTGGAACTCTATCTTTAGGAGTTGGCACATACTCACAATTAGATACAGATAATTACGATAATGGAACTTATGTCATTAGTAATTGGGAGATTGTGGATAGAGAGTTTTTCCCCTCGGAATATGAAGAACAAAACGAATACGATTTTGATGAAATGGTAACAGAAATCAGAAAAGTAAATGACCCAATATTCGGATATGAGGAGAGTGCGTAATGCAAATTTCAGATCAAGAACAAAAACTAATGGATAAATACAATTTAGGTTGGTTTTATTCTGGTGGTGGTTGTCGTCATTTCTCACATAATCTCAAACTTACAGATGAAACCGAATGGCTAATAAATGATTTAGAAATAATTTGTAACGGAGAATTAGAGCCAAGTTTTCGTTTTCCAACAGATGAGAATCAGTTATGTATGTTTGGTTTATATTATGCAGATATTCTTGGAGATGAATTGAGAAAACGAATATATCAAACAATCCAAGATAATTTATCAATCATACATGAGCATAAAGAAATTGAATGGTGCTTTTATGATGATGATGAAGGATTCTACTTTTACGATACTCTCAAGAATGGAGTACCAAAAATGTTTGCTCTCACTAACGAGATTGATAAATTGAAGGAGAGCCAATAATGAGAACTATACCTAGTGGCAAATCCGAGTGTGCATTATGTGGCAAATTTGAAGACGAAAATAATACCCAAGAACAAATGGGTTATGAATTATGCCTACAATGTGATTGTAAATATACTGATGAAGAATTGCTTGATAAATTAGATTATCAGAATAGGCTCACTTGGGAAGATTATTACCGATACTTAGATATTCCTGATGAATGGGAAAATGTATCTTATGGCAATGATGAGTTACCAAGTTTCTCTCACAATGGTTATCAGATATGGATTAATCACCCAACACTAGAAGGTAGACAACAAGGATATCTTGGTATTGGTTTTAAAGATTTATCTAAATTTGAAGATTGGAAATTTGCTGTTACTTATGAATTTGATTATGGAGAGGTGACGAATAATTTACTCTATACCATGTATTTTGATGAGGTAGTTAATTTTGTAAAAAAAATTGATATGTATGCGATTAAACAATTGTTGGAATATCACACAAATTACCATTTAAAAGTAAAAGAATGGCAAGACTACGAAGTCAGAAATTTCATCAAAGATTTACTCAATGGTAAAACTGAATATTATCTTGATGATAAATTCCCAAAACAAACTTTTATAAATTTCATTAATAACATAGGAGAAAAATAATGAAAATAACTGAGATGAATAGAACTAATGCAAAGTTAGTTAGAGAAATCTTAAACGAGAAACTACCATCTATATTGAAAGAATATGGGTTAAGTTTTGAATTAGGTAACGCTAGATTCGATGATGATGGAGTCAAATTTACAGGATTCAAATTATCTGTAAAAGGTGCATTATCAGAATCAGAAAAGGCATTAAAGTATGAACTTGAATCAAGAGATAGTATGGAATGGAAAATGCTTGATCAAAATAAAATAGCCAGACTTGATGGAATGGATATTGCTCTTGTTGGTTTCAAACCGAGAGCAAGAAAGAAACCATTTATTATCCGAGATTTGAATACCAATCAAGAGTATGTGATTGGAGAATCATTAGCAGAAAGGTTATTCAAGAGTGATAAGAAAGAGGGAGGTAATCTTACTTTAACTGATATGCAAGGAAATCCGATAGGAGAACAAGCATGAGTAAAGATAAGACTACTGATAGATGGGAAAAGAAGATTTCATCAGAACTGGTGGGAAAAACCATTGCCAAGATTGAATATCTATCACCAAAAGAAGGTGAGGAAATGATGTGGTATAAACTCCCTTTAGCTATCGTGTTTACTGATGGCTCTTGGATATTCCCAATGGCAGATGATGAAGGTAATGATGGTGGCTCATTAGCTACTTCAATTGAGGGATTAGAAACAATCCCTGTAATGTGGAGGGATTAGAGTGAAAAAACCTATTGAATTTCAAGATGTGCATAATTGGTTAGAAACATTTGACGCTGATTGTGCTTGTGGAATATTAACCGATATTTTAAATAACCAAATAAAAATAGAAGAACTTTCAGATTCCGTTTTATTACACGCTTTAGATTATATTAAAGAAGCAAATATTTGCAGAGAAAATATGTATAGGAGAAAAAAGTAATGCCTAAATTAAACTTTACTTTAGAGGAAGTATTTGAGTTGCAACATACTCTAAAAAATCATATCAACGAACATACAGACAAAGATTTGATGAACGCATATATCAAATTATGTAATGTTGAAATGCCCGAAGTTGTTCATAACTTTGATTATGATATACCAGAATATAAAGGTAGAAATATAAACAAGTAGTGAATATATCAAATCCATCAGAAATGGTGGATTTTATTATATTTATTAAACTAGGAGAAAGTAAATGACTGAGCAAAAATCAAAATTGATATATGCAGAATTAAAGAATGGCAGATCATTCAAATATGTGTGGTTAGGTAACGATACTTTCGCGAAAGAGTTTGCGGAATGGGATTATGATTCATCAGAAGGTAAATGGAAAAATATGTATGGATTTGATGAAAGAATTTCTTATTACTTTCAAGCTGATGAATTGAAAGACGAAAGCGAAATTATGGGTATAGATGTAGAGGACGGATTAGAAGACGCTGAGATTGTTGATTATGAACTTGAAGATATAAATTGGGAGATTTTTGATGAGTAAGAAAATATACATGAGATTAGCAATAGTAGACTTGGTTATACCAAATGAAGATATAAAAATTGTGAGTGTGATTGCTACGGATAATTTAGGAAACACATACGAAACAGAAGTAGATTTTTTCGTTGGATACGAAGATGAAAACGGAGAGGAGATTCTTGATGATAGTGGAATCCAGGAAAATCTAAGTTGATCTATATTCTACTTCCAGACTGGCGACTATCGGGATTATTTCCCGATATTCGCTGTCTGTATATTCCCCGAATATCTGATAACCTTGTTCGCTCAACTCGTACTCTACTGTAATGCCCGACTCTGTTATAAACTTAATTCTTCCTGACATATTATTTTCTCTCCAAGACTTTACTTCCCGACTTATCCTCAATAATCCCGACCGACTTCTCTCCGAGTAATTCTTGTAGTCTTCTTTCTACTTCGGGCCGACTCATTTGATCAATCTTACCATGCAATACTTCCCGACGATCAACGATCAATCCCCCGACCTTCAATAACAATCCCTGGGCTTGAATCGCAGCGTTAAATGCACCTTTACCCCAAGCATCATCACGCAGTTTATATAGATCCTCGACCGCACGCTCATGTGTTAATTCAAATTTCTTCTTTGCCTCAACCATCAATCGCTCGTATTCCCGACGAACATGTGCATATTTACTGGTTGAGTTCTTACGCATATATCGCCCGACAACGATAGGATTTTTATATCCTGCCTTCTTAGCAGCCTCGGCATACGTTAATTGTGGATCGTTAACTAAGTTCCAGACAAGTAATCTTTGTCGCTTAGTTAAATGCTTTTCATCTTGATTTAGATATTCAATAGGCATTTCATCTGTTTCTTCAAGTGTCGGTTCTACTTTTACACTTTTTCTTATGTATGTGTCTTTCGGCATATACTACTCTTGCTCCAGGAAATGATGTAGCAATGTTAACAATCATTTCCGATTCTAACAACTCACGTATGTCTGGATGCAACGATTCTCTTATCTTTTTATTCGCTAATATCTTCATTTATATAAATACTATAACAAATAGTTTTGTCAGATTATATGAGTTTTGTCAGAGTTTTGGCAGAATGTGTGTGACAAAACTAATTCCGCTTAAACAAAGGGCTACAATATATATTTAAATAAAAAAGGGGGGTTTTGTCTTATATTATCTTATATACCCTTTTCTTTTATACATATCAGAGGGATTATTTTACATTTTGTATACGGATTCTTATAGGAAGGGTATATATCTGACAAAACTGACAAAACTCGTAAATACTATGAATAAAGGGCTACAAGCTAAATAGTTTTGTCATCGTCATCGTCGTTTCTGACAAAACTACGACTTTGAGAGGGGTAAGTGTATTCTTGTTCCATATTGAGGTTAAATGAGTCAGTTAAGAGCCGACTGATCGATTCAAATCCAGTTTCAGGACGTGCAGAATGATTCAATACTTCACATATTCCGTAGGCCAGTATCATTTCTGCGACCATTTCGGGTCTTGCACCGCGCTTTACAAAATCTTCAAATAGGATATCCAGGCGGTCTTTGCCCTCGATATGATTCGGTTTAGGTCGCTTATCTTCAAATGAAACCACATTTAAATTAGGCGATATGTCTTTTTCCATATGAGGAGTATATCAAAATTCAAACCCGATTTGTCCTTTTCTCTCCTCTACCTCGCCACCTTGCTCGACAATGACCATATTTTTCAATATGTGACAGATTATCTCTATAGTCCAGCCATTCCCTAACATGTGATAACGACGACTGTTACTAACGTGCGCGGTATAATTGTCATCAACTGTTTGTAGGCGTTCAGCTTCTATCGGGGTCAGTTTACGCCAACGCATCTCGCTGTCTTTTTGTATTTGTATTATATGTTGCTTACTGGTATTTGCTGTCAGAGTGTTTGTTTTATCGTCATCTCGTTCGACTAAATGCCTCATATGTCTGGGCGACCAGTCTTTCCCTGTCTTTTTCTTATGTTCGGCTCTTATTTTGTTTGCTTCGGGTGTTCTAACTTCAGTCATACACTTGACCAATAAATTATTCTCTTGCCAAGAACTTGATGTAAGTGAAGGGGTTTTGCCGTCTTTTGCTCTGATACCACCTTTGTTTGTACCACGCGGTTTCTGATAGATTGCGACCTTCGGTTCTCGGTTTCCACCCGAACAACTGTTCAAAGTAGGCGATTTTCCGTCAGGAGAGTACACTCGTTTCAAAATATCGTGACCATTTATCTCAGCAGCCACTCCTACTTGCTTGGGTTTATGTAATCTGCTCGTATCATCTTTGAAATAATTGTATGGCACTCCTTTGTGCCAATTAGCTGTCAAAGTAAAAGATTTTTCAGTATCAGGCGTTTGTTCGTATCCATCGGCTCGTCTTGAACCTGCTTGTTGCCACTTATCGTTACCTCTTTCCATGTAATCAATAGATTTTTGCTTGTAAAAGTGTTCTTTTCCTATCTCTGTTTCTAATATATCCCTAAGAACTATACCTCTATCTTCGGGTTCGTTGATCCCAGGTATATTAGTCCAATAGTATCTCCATCTGTTTTGTGCGCTGACTAACGCGCTATTCAAGAGAATCGGTTCAACACCTACATGTTCTGTAATCACATTTAGATACTCTTTTTTCATTTTGACGTTCTCCAGGAGAAACCACTCAGGTTCAATCTCTTTCAGTAAACGTACAAACTCAAAAAACAATACCGATTGCGGATCATCAAAGGCCAATCTTTTACCTGCAAAACTAAATCCAGTACAAGGCGAACCTGCCAGTATTATATC